AGGGCCGCCGCAACAGGAGCTGCACGACCACGCCCAGAATCACCGTCAGAAACGCCCAGGTGATCCCAAACATCCATTTGAGGCTGCTGACCGTTTCCTTGACCGTCGCGAGGTCTTCGCGCACCGCCCCCAGCTGCGCGCCGGTGGCGAGGGTACTCGTGTCCAGGGTCGCGGCGGTCTCGGCCTCGGTGTCGGTCGCGCCGAGCTTGACGAGTACGCGGTAGAGGGTCAGGTTGCTGCTACTCATGCGCCGCCCTCGCCGGTCGCGCCCGGCTTCGGCGCCTTCGATGTCTTCTTCTTGAACAAGCTCGGATGCCCGCCCCGCTGCCCGTTGGCTTTGGAGGCGGCGATCTGTTTGGGGCTGGGGGTCTGCCGGCTCAGGCGGCCCATGGCGACCGCGTGCGGGTTTTTGGCCATGCCCGAGTTTACTCTACGCGCTCGGGCTTGGGCAACTCGGCGCCCTCGGCGGCCGGCTCGGTCGGCTGGCCACACGCGCGGCACGTCGTCTCACGCACGGGCAACCAGACGTCACACATCGGACAATAGCGGCGCTTCACCGCCAGCGCGCGCACGCCGACGGACATCCGCGCGATCCGCTGGTCGCGCTGGGCCATGCGCCGCAGAATGGTCGATGTGGGCACGAAGCGATGACCCATTACGGCGTCTCTAATCGCAGGCGCGGCCGGGGCGCCATCGTGGCGAGCTTCCCGTAGTGCTGCCACTCATCGCTAAACGCGGCGCGCAGTTTGGCTTGATTCTCGGGGTCGGCGCGCAGGTAGAGCGCGGCCAGGCCCTGCACAAAGCTGCCGCCGTACTGGCGCATGGCCTCGAGCACCTGAGAGTCGGTCGGCTCACTCATCGTGTCACCTCCGAGTGAGCGGCCGGCCGGCGATAGTGGGCGACGCCGTCCGCTTTGAGCCAGCCGCCGGCGACCAGGAATGCCAGCACTTCATCGACGCCGCCAATGACGTGCCCAATGGATTTGGTCACGCAGGCAATGCGAAAGGCCCACTGGGCCTCACTCAAGCGGCCCCCCGGCGCCTTCACTTCAATCCACACACTATTGGGCGTCACTGAGCCTTCCACCACCCCATCGCGATTCGAGACCCCCAGCGAGAACGGCAGAAAGGCATACAGATCCGGCAGGCCCGGCGTCTGCATTGTGCCGGGATAATCCCCCCGCCGGCGATGCACGCCAAGGACATAGACCGTCGCGCCAATCGAGCGCAACAGCGTCACGATCTGCTGCTGGATGATCTTCTCGGGCTGGTTACGCATCGTGTCCGCTCCTCACATGCCGGTCTCTCCCGGCTTGTCACGCCTTTGTCCGTGGTGCTTCTGTCCCCCGGCGTTCTCACGACGCGATTCGCACGATCACCACTTCGTCACAGGGCTGTTTTCAGCCTTCGTTAGCACCTGCGCACCGGATACCCGTCGCCACATCAGGAGAGGTCACGACGGTCGGCCCCAGTCGATCCCTACACCGGCACCTCGTCGGGCAACGGCACGACCACGCCCAAACTGTCCGCCGCGTAGCGGACCAGCCAATCCATATACAGCGACATTTCGCCCACGCTCAAATCCCGCGTGCTCATGCGCGGCACGATGCGCGGCGGCGCCGCCGCCAAGAGCGGCACTTCCGCATGCGTCCCAAACCGGACCGCCAACAAGTCGTAGTGCAGGCGCTCGAGTTCGTGCGCGTCATAGCCGCAATGGTCCGCGATGAGCGGCAAGGCTCGACCCCAGAGCCACCGCAGTTGGGCGGCGCTGCGTGTCGCTTTGGTTTTCTCGATCGTCACCGTGACCGACGCGCCGGCATAGGACGGAAACACCCCGAGCAGGCGTGTCACCTGGTGGCGGTCCAGTTGGCCATCGACCGGCACGACGAGCACGAGCGGCAGCGGGGCGGGCTTCGCCATCTCGCCTGTATCTTCGCCGATCGCGCACGCGCTAGACATGCGCCGCTTCTCGCAACGTGCCGCGCAGGTTGATCATCGTCCGCACGGCTTGCAGTTCCGTGTCGACTTCCGCGAGAAACGCGCGCACCAACCGATCGTAGGCCGGCAAGTCCGCATCCGCCGCCGTGAAGCGCACGACGAACAGTTGCAACTCGGGTGGAAAGCGCGGATCAAACGACGCGAAGTCGATATACGGGAGCCCCGTCACATACAGCGCATGGCGCAGTTGCGCGACATACGCCGAGGGCACGCCCCCGCTGCGCCAATAGCCGAGATGCGTGGTCGCTCGCGGGCATTTGACTTCGAGCAGCCCATCCCAGGCGCCGAGCACGCCATCGGGCGAACAGCCGACCGCCAGATCCATCCGTTCGACGAAGCCGACCGCCTGCACCAGCACGCCGGTCTGCGCTTCATAGGCGGCAATCGCCGCCGGTTCCAGGTCCGTGCCGCGCTGCATATCGGCGCTCACAAAGCCGTTTTCCACTTTCTGCCCGGCCAGGCGCTCGACGACCAGCGACTCGCGCAACGTCCGCCGGCCCGTGGCTTCCCCGCTCTTGATGGTCGCCAGCATGTCGGCCGCGTGACTGCCCGTCACCTTGCCGCACCGGGCCGCAAACCACGCATCCGTCCGCTGGTCGCAGCGATGGATGATGAGACTTGGCGTCATTCCGGCACCTTGACGCCCGCCGCCTTCTCTTTGAGCGCGGCCCAGACGTCGCCGTGCGCCGTCGCCAGATACCGCCGGTGCTCGACGCGGCTCGCGTTCCACGCCGTCTGTAAGGCCTTGGTCCCTTCGTCGGCCGCCGCCTGCATATCGAGCAGCCACGATTCAAACCCCTTCGGCGGGTCCGACCGCTCGGGACCGGCCTCGACCACCGTCACGCTCGGCGGTTCGGCCAGGGGTTCGACCACGGTCAGCGTCGGCGCGTCGGCCTGCTGCATCTCCTCGGTCCCGTAAATGCCGCTCAATTCCTGCGGGAACGCCCGTCGCAAGCCCGCCATCTCGGCGACCTTCGCAATCATCACTTCCGGCATCTTGCGCCACAAATTGTCGGCGACAAACGACGCGAACCGGGCGACCGACCACAGCGGCTCGCTAAAGTCCTTCCGCAGAATGGCGATGCGCGCCGCCGCCGGCGGCTCGGCCTTCAGCCACACGTCCAGCCACACGCCATCGTCGCCGCAAAAGAACGGCCCGAGCTGGCCGGCATACCGCCCCGTCCGTTCCGCAATCAGCCGGAACCCGTCGATGCCGACCTGGATGGTCATGCGCCCGGCACGCTTGATCGGATAAATCTGCTTCACGAGCGGGTCCAGGCCCGTCCGCTTGCACTGGTAGATGAACAGGTCGAGTTCGGCATCGGTCAGGTCTTTGCCGATGGTGCGCTTGATGAGCGCAATCTGGTCGGCCGTGAGGCCGTTGGACGTCGGGGCGCTCGGCGGCGCCGTCATCGTGGTCGTCTGTGCTATTGTCTGGGGGGCCATTACTTCTCCTTGGGGACCGTCCGCACGGTCCCTTTTTTATTTCCGGTAGTAGGACGGCACCGCGTCAGCCCCAAGCTGAAACAGCCGCCCGGTAAACTCGTCAATCACGCGCCGCGCAATCCGCGCGTCGTGGCCATGCATGTCGCCGTCGTCCGCATCGGCGATGTCGGCGACGATCTGCTGCGTGAGCTTCGGCAGCGTGTCGAACACACACAAGCGATACGCCACAGCGGCCATCAGCCGCGTGCGCGTCGTGACCTGGGGCTGCTCGGCCAGCGCGTGGCCGACGTCGTGAATCAAGGCCTGCTGCAGCCAGGCGGCGGCATGCGCGAGCGCGGCGGCGGTCGGGGTCGTCTCGGGGAGGGTCTCGGTCGCGATCAGGGTCGTCATGTCGTCCGTCCTTTCCCGACTACTCTAAACCCCAGCGGTGGGGTTGTCAAGGGCCGGGTTTGTCCCAGGCGCACCGCTGCGGTTATACTGCCCCCGTGGCGAAAAACCCCCATGCCGTGGCCCTCGGCCGTCGCGGCGGCGCCGTCGCCTCGGCCGCGCAGAAGGCCGCGGCGCGCGCCAACGGCAAAAAGGGCGGCCGGCCGCGCAAGACGATCGCGACGAAATAACGGAACACAACAGTTCTGCTGCGGTTCACTTGAAAATCTCATCGACGGTCGGAATCCGCAGCCGCGACTCGGGCGCGGGCGCGACGGGTCCGCGATGACCTGTTTCCAGGTATGGGCCTGCTGACAGGCGATATGAATCGGCCACCTGGTCGTGACTCCTGTTCTGCCATGATCAACACGTCTGTTGTGTTCGCTCATCGCGTCCCCTTCGTCCCCGCCCGCGCTTGCGCGAGCGCCCGCTGTTCCACTTCACACTCCCGCGCCCGCCGCGCCGCCAGACTCGGCTTCGAGCTGTCATAGCCGCGAAACGAATACCGATAGCCCGTCGGCGCCCACGCCGCATCGACGTGCCGTTCGCGCCAGCGCCGGATGAGCTGCTGTAGGAAGGTCATCGGCTTAGACCAAATCCTCGACGCCTTTAATCGCCAGTTTCTGGAGCACCCGAGTCGCATAGGCGTCGGCACGTTCAGATGGCTGCTGTGTCGAGCGACCTTGTGCCGCGCGTTGTTTGGCCTGACACGCCGCACACTTGCCGATCCCAGGCACGCACAGGCCGCCGCACCAGCAACACAACCCCTGGGCCTTCCACTCGGCGCGCACAGCGCGCCGCTTCGCATTCGCCGCTTCGCCATGTGCGCGGTGGTAAGCCGCCATTCGGGCTTTCAGTTGCGCCTTATGGCGTTCACGATACCGGAGCGCCGACGCCAAAGCCTTCTGCCGATCCTTCATCGCCGACTCCGATGGCCGCGTGCCGCATCCAGGGCTTTCGTGACCGCGCGGCCGTTGTAGGGGATACGGGCCTTCGCGGCGCGGGTCTTGAGTTCCTCCGCGAGCTCGCTGTCCGCCGTGGGGCCGGGCTGGTCGTCGAGGACGCTGTGCGCGAGTTTCACAAGCACCTTGTGCATATCCGGCGCGTCTGCGCGCTGTACTTTCTTAATTGCAGAAGGAGAAGGAGAAGGAAGTGCAGAAGCAAGTGCAAGTGCAAGTGCAGAGCTTGAGCGAGTGCTTAAGCGTTTGCTTGAGCCAGCGCTCGAGCGACCCTGCGTCGTCCGCCCGCCGCGCTGCCCGCGGGCGCGTTGCTGTTCGCTGTACCGGTCTTGCGTGGCGCGCACTTCCTCGAGCCGCAGGTTGATCCAGCCTTCGGGCCGCAGCACCCACTTGGGCCGCACTTCCGGCCAGACGTGATCGAACGACGGATCATCCGGCCCGAGCCCGAGCGCCTTCCAGAGCGCCCGCGGCGTATCGGGCACCGGACCCGCCGCCCACGCCTGGCACAGCATGTTGATATAGGCGCCCACCGCCGCGCGACTCATCCCGTTCGTGCCCACGAGGAAGTCTTCCGGGTAGAACTGAAAACTCGGCCGCCTGGTCATCAGGGACAACTCCACGACTAGCCCGCAATCCGATGCGTCTGACGGCGGCCGCTGCGCTGCCCTTCCGTCCACCACAGTTCCAGCCGCTGCCGACTCCACCGCGCCGGCTGCGTCAGGTCCGGTGGGGGAAATTTCCCCGCCTGCACGGCGCGATAGAGCGCGTTCAAACTGCGGTACTGAAAAATCTCCATGACCACGGCGCGGGTGATCACATCGGGCGCGTCGGCTAGACGCATGATCGGCCTCCACAGGGTTAGGAGCTGGGGAGCAGCTCAGACTCGGCCTCGGGGGCCGGACCTTTGGGCGGCATCGGGCCGCCGGTCAGCCGGCCCTTGGCATCCCGCGGATACTTTTTCAGGTTGATGTGGGTGATGTGATTGAAGCGCGTAATGAACCGCGGCGTGGGCGCCCGCACCCCCGACAGCACGAACGAAATCAGGCCGGCCGAGACGCCCATCTGCTCGGCGACCGCCTGCTGGGTCGTGTCCTTCGTGGCGAGAAAGATGCGGAAAGCGCGTCGGGGGGCGTCGTTCGCGACCACGAGGGAAAGATACTCACACAACGTACGTACGTCAAGACGTTTTTTCGCCGTAGCGTTATGCGACAGGCCCGTTCAACGCCATTCGCGCACGTATTCGCCATCCGTACACGTTTTCCGTTGACAGTGGTGTTAAGAACGTTTACAACTAAGACTCATGAACATCCCCCGCACGGCCGAAGACATGTTCCTGGAAGCGTTCGCCGTCATCTTTGAAACCGTCAAAAGCGAACTGGCCGCCCGCGGCGAGCCGACCAGCGAATACCGCGTCGCGCAACAGCTCGGCTTGCGGCCGAGCACCGTCTCCGAATGGCTGCGTGGCCGGCAGCGCGGGATTTCGCTCGACATTGTGAATCGCCTCGCCCGCGAGCGACACCTCCCCGTCGCGCGCCTCTTTATGGGGATCGACGTCCTGGCCGACCCGACCCCCGCTCACCCCAAGGGGGGCCCGCATGAAGCCGCCGCTGCCGCTGGTTTTCTCTGCGCGTCCGATCAAGAAATACAGCACGGGCTCGAAAGCGCCCAACGCCTCTTTGCCCGGCTCAGTCGCCGGGTCACACTCCTACAAACTCGACGACGTCCTCAGCCTCGTGCATCAACTCGCCCGGCACCGGCCGGGCCACCTGCTCGTCGGCGCGATGATGCTCGATCATCTTTTACATGAGCCCGACGGCAAGGACAGCATCAAGCACGCCTGCGCCTGGTTCGGCACCTTAGCCCTGCCGCATCGCCGCCGCGGCCATTGGCCGGTCGTGCCCGGCCGACGCCGCCAGAAAGCCCACTAACATGCCCCGCTACCATCCGCGCCGTCGGCTCGGCAAGCACGTCTTTCACTGTATCGAGGGCGCGCCCGTCCCGTTGGACGATCTCCACCAGCGCCTCGGCGAGTCGGGGGGCGACTATACGGCCCGCCTCATGGACGTCGTGGAGGATCTGGCCCGCGTCCTGATCGACGCGCCGCCGCGGCAGCGCGCCCCTCGCGGACCCGGAAGGATCATGTAATGCCCCGTCACAGTCCGCGCAAACGGATCGCGAAATATGTGTACCAGGACGGCAGCGGCATCGCCGCCGTCGTCTACGTGAAAGGCCACAAGACGGTCGAGCTGCGCTTCCCGCTCAAGACGCCGCTCGCCGAGATTCGCCGCGCACAAGAACTGCGGGCGGCTCAACTGCACGCCATGACGCCGACGCTCGCCCTCGGCACGGTCGCGCAGGTCATCGACGCCTATCTGGCGCGTCTCGGCGAGACCCTGCCCGAGTTGGATGAGCGCGGCCGGTTACGCGCGTGGGTCCACGCCTGCGGGTCGGATGACTTCGCGACGCAGACCAAGACGCGCCTGAATGGCATCGTGGCCGACTGGCTCCGCGAAGGCTACAACCAGAGCACGCTGGCGAAGCGCATCTCGTCGTTTCGCAAAGTCGCCCAGGCGGTCGCCGATGCTCGACTCGAAGATGACGGACGGGTGCATGCCATCTTCCTCATCAAGCGACCGAAGACCCCGCGATCGGGGGACATTCGGGCGCGCACGCTTGAACTCGTGCAACGCATTATCAACAACGTCGCCGACAAGAACCTGACGACGGGCGCGCCGAGTAAATGCAAAGCCCGGCTGGCGGTCTGGGCCTGGACGGGACAGAATCCCGCGCTCCTGCAGCAACTCACGCCCGAGGATGTGAACTGGACGACCACGCCGCCGCAGCTCTATTTGCAACCCCGCCGCAAGGGAGAAGGCGTCGATGCCGGGTGGATTCCCCTGCTGCCGCAGGCCGTCGATGCGCTGCGCGAGTTTTTCGCACGCGATGCCGGCGGCGAGTGGAATAAGGGCGTCGTCCTGCGCGGCTTCAAGACGGCCGTCAAGAAAACGCAGCGCGACCTCCGCCGCGAGCACCGGCACCAGGACGCCACGCGCCTAGAGGGGATGCTGCCACGGGACTTACGACACTCGATCGCCACGGCCCTCGTTGAAGCGTCCGGGGATGTCTTTGGCGTCGCCGAGTACCTCCGCCATGCGGACATCAAGACGACGCTGCGCTACACCAAGGGCGCGGCCAGCACGCGCACGCAGGCCGTCGTCGCGGCCCTCGGGGCGACGCTCAATTCTCCAAAAGAAAAGTGCCCACCCCTTCTCCAAAAAGTTCTCCAAAAAAATACCCAAAAATGGGGGGCGAAAGGCGAAAATGCGCCACATAGCGCCACGCACCGCCACAAGACGGAACTCACGACGGGTCTATGAGTTAGCGGTCGATTCGATGAACATTGAGCGAAGGTGGGTTGTGCCTGTTACGGCTTAGGAGGGCGGTGCTCTATCCGACTGAGCTACGGGCGCATCAATGTTTACGGGGTGTTTTCGAGGGTTCGCTTACTTCTCCAAAAAGTTCTCCAAAGGAATCCGACGAAACCTTAGCGAACCGCAGCCCGGCGACCCTTGGCCCCGGCCTTCGTCCGTCGCTGCACGAGGGCGAACAGCGCCTCGTCCATGCGGGTCTGCCAGCCCGGCCCCTGGCTGCGGAAATACTGCAGCACTTCCGGCCGGAAGCGCGCCGTAATGACGAGCTTCTTCGGCGCCTTCTGCGGGCCACGGCCCCGTCGGCGCTGCTGTTCCGCTTTCATCGCGCGCAGGAACTTCGCCGAGAACACTTCCGCGCCCGACTTGGACGCGGCCAGCATCGCCTCGGTCCATTCGGGATGTTCTCGGGTGGGGGTATCAGACGCTCGATGTCGCATACAGTTTCTCCTCTCGTCGGTTGGCGCGGCGCAGACTGATGAGCCACAGCAGGCCGCCGCGTGGGGTGACGACGGCCGAATAGAGCTTGCCGTCGAGCGCGCCCAAGATCAGGTAGCGAACCGGATCGGTGCCTGGGTAGGTGGGCAGAATGCGGATCTTGCCCATGTCAAACTCATAGGCCCGATCGAACCGGATTTTGTGGTCGCGCAGATTCTCCGCATACTTCTTCTCGCCCCAGTCAAACACCGACTATATTATACCTACAATTTACCGGCGGCGCTTGCGTGGCGGGCGCAAGTCCGTGCGCCAGTCGCCATCGACGTAGACGGCGTGGAACGACCGCGCACAGCACGGGCAGAAGTATTCGTTGGGGAAATAGGATTCGAGCGGCATCACCGACTGCTTACACGCTTCGCACCGCGACGGCGCCGACGGCGTCAGGAGCTTGGCTTTGAGCGTGGCCAAGAGGGACATGCCGCGAGTATCGCCTGCCGCTTACTCACTGTGCAAGAGCAGCACGACCGCCACGAGCAGCCCGCCCACGATGACGCCGACCGCGGCGCCCACGACGACGGCGATGGTCATGGCACCTGGGGCGTGGCATCCGCCAGGCCGAGCGACGCGCGCAGAATAAGCGCGAACTCGGGGGTGACGACCACGCCGATGAGCACCTGCCGGTCAGCCGACGCGGTCGAGCGCAGCCGGAAGGTGTGCGTCACCTCGGGCGGCGGGCGTGTCCCGTCCGGGATGAAATAGAGTTTCGTCACAAACCGCTGCGCCTCGGGATGGGTGCCGAGCCAGGAGTCGAGCAGTTGCTGGATGTTCATGGCTGAACCTCTGGCAAGTGTTTCCAACTGCGACGGGCGAGAATGAACTTGATCGTCGCCCGTGGCGTCTGAAAGCACGCCGCAATGTGTTTCGTCTTGAGCCCCAGCCGAGACACGTCTCGAATCGCCAACACGTCAGCCTCAGTGAGTTTGGCGCGGCCATTGTCGGTGCCGGCGCGGTGTCCAGGCTTGCCATAAGCGTAGTGCGCTGGCCCTCGGAGTTGTCCGCCTCGTCCCTTCCGCATCATGTCAGCGCAGTTGTCAGCATCGGTGCCCAACCACAGATGTGCCGGATTGCAGCACAGTCGCACATCGCAGTGATGCAAGACTAATTGTCCATGAGGAATTGGACCGCGGGTTAGTTGCCACGCGACACGATGCGCGAGGTGCATGTGGCCGTTCCAGCGGATACGGCCATAACCGTCGACGAGACTCCTGCGTTGCCACAGCCAACAAGTGTCCGCTGGGCCGACCGCCACCTTCGCCCACAAGCGTTCGGATATATCAGAGCGGCGAGCCATCGTCTCTTGATGCGTCGTTGAAATAGCCTTCCATGACTTTTCCCTGATAGTGACTCGCCATGACGTAGCGCCCTTTTTGGCGTCCGTATAATGCCATGGCATCGGTCGGAAAATCGTAGAGTCCCTGCGCCGACTGTTCCGCACAGCAGAGCCGCAGCGGCGGCGGCAACGACTGCAACACCTTGGCGTCGTTGCTTTGCAGTTCATCGAGCTGCGTTTGATGATCCAACTGCCCCAGGTGCCCGTCGAGGTAGTTCACCGCGAACGTCTGGAACGAGAAGCGGTCGCACACGCCGAACCGCATGCACGACCCGTCCGGGTTGTGCTCGTCTTCCGGCGTCCACCACGCACACGCCCCGTTCAGCCAGTGCACCCACCGGCCGAGGTTGTGCGGCAGACAATACGCCGACTGCACGATGAGTTCGTCGCAGAGCCGCGGCGGGTCGTAGTAGCGGTCCACTTGCCAGCAGAAACACACGCTGTCTTCGCCAGGCACGAGCGCGCCCTTCGCCAGCAAGTGGTCGAGCCACGGCACCGCCACGTCGAAGCTGTCGCCGTCGCTCACGGCGTTCATCATCACGAACAGCCCACGCGCCTTCGCCTTGAGTGCCGCGGTCGTCAGTTGCTCGAGCGTCATGCCGTTGTTCTTGCCGTGTGGAATGGACAAGAGCACATGCGTGAAGACGGTCGCGTAGTAGTCCAGCACGTAGTCTTCGTCGGCCTCGGGCATCGTCGGCACGTCCCAGGTCATCACGACGCGCCGGTCCTTGTCGTTGTAGCCGCCCGTGAACCCCGGCACGATGAGACAGAAGTTCCCCCGGCAGAAGAACCGCTCCGGGTGGTCCGGTACCGGCGGCAGCGCCGAGTCATACGGCTGGTTGCTCCAGCACTGCGACTTCGGGTCGGGCGGCTGGCTGGCGGTCAGTGTCGGCGGCGGCGGCAACGGCTCACGGGACGCGAGCGGCCAGTGCCGGCCCGGGGGCGGCGTCGGGCCACTGCCAAGCGCCGGCAGATAAAACGCATGGGCGCTCACTGGGCCGCCAAGGTCGCGTCGACGTCGCAGCCCTTCTCGACGAGCAGCCGCCAGATGTCGGTATAGCCTTGCCCGTAGTTGTTTTTGTTCTTGTTCCTGGCCCCGTCGTGAAGGATCGACAGCGCCTTCCCCGCGGCCACGTCGGGCGCGGCCCCGCCCGACAGCATCGCCCAGCCGCCGAGGAACCCGTCCACATAGTCGCCGTCCGGCTTCACGGCCCGGATGGCGGTCTGGAAGTCCTCGTAGCCACTGGTCGGGTGCGGCACGGCGAACGGCGCCGTCACCGTGAGCGAGACGGGCGACTTCCCCGCTTGATGGACAAACGGCCAACTAGTCACAGGCGGAATCGGCATAGGCACCTCAACGGGCGGTTCAATCGGTGGATCGGGCGGAATCGGCGGCTCAATGGGCGGATCGGGCGGCTTCGGCGGCACCGGCGGGTCCGGCATCGGCGTCCATGCCGGCTCGCCGAGCACACTGGCATCGAGCGTCCGCCCATACATCTCAGCAATGGGCGGCCGGCCCGTAATGCCGTTCACCCGCTCGTACTGAAACGGCGCAATCACCTTCCAGCGCGGGTTCGTGTTCACGGTCGTGAGCGACGACGCAATGGCGTCGACGGTCGCCTGGTCGCCAAAGTCCCCGTAATACATCGGGACCAGGCCGAGGTCGTGGCACTGGCTGGCGAGGGCCGCCGCTTCGGCGCGCGTCCACCGCGCCCGCGCGTCCGCCAACGTCTCGCCGGCGACCAAATACTCCTCCACCCACACCTGGTCCCACGCCTTGAGTTCGGCCGGCACGACCGGCGGGTCAGGGCTGTCCTGCAGCCACGCGATGCGACACTTCAATCGGTCGGCCACGATGCGTGCGTGCTCGACGCCGCGGTCGCCGTGGTCTTGCGCGTAGACGCCGAGCAGCGTCTCGTCTTCGGCCGCCCGGTCAATGGCCGTCGTCCCGCCGTCCAGGTCGAACCCCACCCAGCACGGCCGCGGCACCGCTTGACGGGCGCCGTCGATGACGACTTCGCTATCGGCCTCTGACGTGCCCTCGGGGTCTTTGAACGGGGCGATGGACACCGCATGGGTAAACGGCGCCACGGCCGGATAGACCACGACGGGCGGGGTCTGCGGAATGACGGGCAAGGCGCGCAGCTCGTCCATCGTCGCCCAGACAATGACGGCCGGGTCGCCGGCATGCCGCACCATCGCCAGTGACACGTCCTGCCCCACCCGCTGCCCACGAATAAAGAAACAGTCGCCGGGCTCGAGCATCCGCAAGGCCGTGCCATCGTAGACCGCACACCCCGGCGTGACATTGCACTGCCCCACGTAGACGCCATCGCCTAAATACGTCCACTCGGCCAGGCCGAAGTCGGACCCGAGCGTCTGGTCGCCGGTGACGAGTGCGCCCGTGTCGTAGTCGACGTACCGATACCCCTGCGAGCCCACCGCCGGGCCGCAGTCGGAGATGTGGAGCGTCCCCGCGTGGTCGTAGATGACGGGCGAAATGCCGCACGGCACCACCGGCCGCGGCACCCAGCCCGTGCCTTCAATCCACTCGATGGTCTCTGGCGAGTTGCTGCTCTGTCCGGCAAACTTGAACGGCCCATCGCGGGGCACGCGCACGTAGAGCGGCCGACTGTCGCGCGGAATCGTCAGCCGCTCGGTATCGAGCTGCATCGCCGGGCCGTCGTCGACGACCAGGCACGCAAAGCGGCCGTCAGGCCGCGCATCGACGTAGGTGCCGAAGGGAATGTGCAGGACTCTCATGGCGTGGTCGGCCGTTTCTTTCGCAACTGCGTAATGCCGACGCCGGTCACGCCCACCCCGGCCGCGATGATGCCGCGAATCCAGAGCGTGTCTTCGCGCGTCGTTTTCTTCAAGTCGGCCACGGTCGCTTCGAGCACGGCAATGCGCGCGTCGATGTGTTCGGCTTCAATGGCCGCGATGCGGCGCGGCAAATCGTCAGGCGTTTGCGCGCCGAGCAGCACAAAGGCGAGCAGGAGCGGCGCCATCGCTAGCCTGCCGACGCCGGGTTGTGGCTGGACAGTATCCACCAGGTCGTGAGCCCACCCGTGTCGGGCGCAATCTCAATGGTGAAGTACGTCGGCGACGCCGCCGCGCCCATCGTCCAATGCGTCAGGCCATTCTCAATCGTGTTCGTCCCGAACGGGACGACGTTGGCCTGCTTCGGGCCGACGTTCTTAATCCAGAGCGGCGTCGTGCGTGTGGCGACGTTCGGCAAGTTAATGATCGCCGGCTCGGTGACGGTTTCATTCACCGTAATGAGATGGTCGGTGTCGAGGACGGTGTAGCCCGACGTGACGTTCCGCGCGCCGGACGTGTCGAGCGGGACGGCGACGGGCGTGTCGGGGGTGTCGGTGCCGCTGCCGATGCCTTCGACGGTGTAGAGCAGCACCAGATTGACGTCGCGCACCGTGACGTCGTATAAGCCGGGCTCGAGAAAGACCGTCGCGCGGCCGGTGCTGTCGAGCTGCAGGGGGTTCGCCTGGACGCTCACCGGATCGAGATCGGCCTGTGAGAAGGTCGGTTTGTGCGTCGACGGCACGCCGTTCTCGAAGAACTCCAACCAGCCACCGACGAGCGGTTGATCGTCGACGAGCGTGCGGAAGCCGCGGTCGATGTACGGGAGCAGACTGCCGACGGTGGTGGTCATTTGCCGCCTTTCGCAGCCACTGAGACGTCATCCACGACGACGGCGGGAAATGACCGGACGCCGAGTTGATGTAACGCATTGATGCGATGACTGCCTTCTAAGACGTAGAGGCCTTCGCTATCGCGCACCACAATCAGCGGGTTGATGGTCTTTGTGGTCTTGATTTGCTCGGCTAAGGCCTTGACTTTGGCAATGTCGTCGACGGTGACAAAGCCGTGCCCGGTGGGCCCTTTGCCCAGCGTAAATTCTGACATCGGCACTTTGCGGATACCCGGCAGGATTCGATAGCCCTGCTCAAGGCTTGCAGGAATGGATGACATATTCGCCGGCGACCCCTTCACGGTCAGGCCAGAGATCGGCTTCCGGAAGTCTCGAATTACGGGCAAGTTCACGGGCTTGGTCGCCGCCGCGGGTGCCGCTGGCTCGGCCGGGGGTGGCGCTGGCGCTTCGCTCGCAGGCTCGGACGTATAAACAGTGCGTCCGGTCTCCGGGTCGACGATCGCTTGCGCGCGCGGCACTTGCATCCGACTGCTCAGGGGCGACGGGCCGGGCGGCAAGGCGCGGCGCGGAATCGGTCCGGCTGGGCGCGGCGGCGGCGCCGGTGGCAACTGGCGCGGGCCGCTCGGCCGTTCGACCGTGATGGTCGTCGGCGGCGTGCCGGGTTCGACCGTGATGTGCGACGACGCCGGCGGCAACTGGCGTGGATCGGCCGGACGCTCGACGGTGATGGTCGGGCCTGGCGATTCGGGCGGTTCCACGGTGATATGCGACGGCGCGGGGGCCGGGCCGGGTCGCGGACGTGCAGCGACGGTCGGCCGCTCACCCTTCTGCAACTGCGCAAACGCGCGGCGGAAGGCTTCGTCGCGCGTCAGCCCTGGAGCGATGATCTTATTGAGCACATCGCCCACGCCCGTGCCGATAATCGCGCCGGGCGGGCCAGCGAGCCCGCCCACCCCCGCAGCGGCATAGCGGGCAGCGTGGGCCGCGACCTTCCGCATGGCCGATTGCTTCTCCGCCCCTTCGACGACGGTTTGGCCGGAATGAATCAGTCGTTGCGCGACGTTGCGATGTTCGATGAGCGCCCCATGCGTCAATCGCAGTTGGCGAATCCCCGGCACGCCTTTGTCGGCCATGTGGGTGTAGATGTCGTTCCGCAAGGTCCGCATCGCGGCTTGGTTGGCGACAAACCGTGGGTCGTGCATTTCCAAGTTCGCACGGGTCGCGCCTGGCAGACTGAGATGGCGCGCCTCTTCGGCGTTCAAGCGTTTGAGAATCCCGATGGCTTGGCTGACACTCATGTCCTGGTCAAGGCCGAGGGACGCCAACTCATCCATCGCCGCCGCCATGTCGGTGCTGCGCGGCCCTTCCATGTTCCGGACGGCGTCTTGCGCCGCTTGGAGCGGGTTCGTGTGCAACAGGTCCGCGGCAAAGGGCTCGGCCGAATACTCGAATTGCGCGTTGGCGAGCTTGGCCGCCGTGGCGAAGCCCTGCGCGCCGGTCTCGGCGTTCGTGATGGGCGCGTGCTCATGGACGACCGACAGATACGGCCGCATGGCCACGCGGTCATTCACATCGGCCGTCGGCCCATGCTCGCTGACGCCGCCGACGGCTTTCCGCAGGTTCGTCTGATAGGCCTCGTTTCCGGCTGCCGTCGCTTTGGTGGCGCGGTAGGCGTCGACCTTGTCCAGGGCGCCGTGCAGAAACGGGAGTGCGGCCGGCGCGGCCGTCATAATCCCGGCCGCAGTCGCTTTGCCGAGTCCCGCCCCGATCCGGCCTTGATTCAAGTCGGTGCCGCTCTCATTGAGCAGGCCGCCGAGCCCGGTGCCGTTCAGCAGGTAATAGAACCCCTTGACGGCCGCCATCGGCACGTCACCCTTCTTAAAGGCGTTGTAGGTCTCGTTGAACAGGTCTTGATTCGACTGCAACATCCCCGCAATGGCGTCCTCGTGATGCAGGGCTTGCGATGGCATTGACGCGACCATCTCGAAGGGGATGCCGACCGCATTTTTGACGTAGTCGACGACCTGGCTGAAGACGCCCGTCTGGGCGGGTGCCGTGGTCTTGGTCTGCGCTTGGACATTCGCGACCGGCTTGGCCGTATCCCAATCGTCTTGGGTCAGCGGGGTCGCTTTGTCCCAGTCGTCCTGCGCGACGGTGGCGCCGGGCGGCGGGACAATCTCGATTTTGGTAATAGCGCCGGTGGTCTGCGGCATGTTACTTCACGACCCACTGCTTCGAGCCAGGACTCGTCTCGACCACTTCGACCGTTTGCCCGTTGACGCGCCCGATGGTGCGACCGTCGGCCGTCTTCCGCACTTCGCCGGTATAGGCACCGCCCCCGCCGGTTTTCCGTGGCGCTTGCGTGCCCATCGTCGCGTAGCCGTGAATGAACTCTTTGGCCCCGTCGAGGTTCCCGAGATAGACGTTCAAGTCCTTGTTGCCGGGGTCGAGGTACTGCTTGATTTGTTCCAGCAGTTGCGGACTGCCGCCGCCGCGTGCCCCGCCGTGCGCCATCGCAATGCCGCTGAGGAGCAAGCCGCTGGCTTCGGTGGCGAACTTCCCGACGAGCTGTTTTTGAGCCGGCGTGAGGTCGGTCAAGTCGGACGCCGCCGTTTCGCCACTGACAATCTTGCGCCATCGGCCGCCGAGTGTGCCCGTGAGTCCCATCTGGTCGATCTGCTTCGCCATCTCCTTGACGGCTTCGATCTTCGGCTCGATGGTCCGCGCCACATTGCGCCGGGTCAAATCGGCGTTCGTCAGGTCTTGGACGTTCACGTTCAAGCGTTTCAGCTCGCCCATGACCTGGTTCTTGACGTTCGCCGGCACGCCCACGAACGTGCCGTTATCCATCACATGCTGGACCCAGCCCGCCACGGCGTCGGGGTCGAGTCCTGCCGCCGCAGACCGTTGCTTCATCGCTAACTGAGCATCGGCGCGACTGGCCGTCCGTTGTTGCAAGCCGTACTGCTTATCGCGCCAGTCGGCCAGCGCCTTGGCCGCCGCTTGCCGGTCGGCTTCCGCTTGGGCGCGGTCGGTCGCCGTCTGGGCGCGTCCGGCCACTTCGCCGGCCGTCCGGATTGCTTCCAGATTCAGCCGGGCCTTCTCGACGTCTGCCTGCGTGCGTTGCGCGGGCGTCGTGAGCGTGTTCGGCGTAAAGGTGTCGCGCAGGTCGTTGATGCCCCGGTCGCGATAGCCCTGAATCGTCGTGGGGGACGCGCCCAGGTTGGCGAGCTGGTGGAACAGATTTTCCAGGCCCTCGGCGGTCGCTTTGTCGTCCTTGAAGTTCGGGCCTTGCCGGTCGATGTAGTGCGCGAGCGCCTCGTCGAACTTGCCGTCGAGCGCGAGCGACCGCACCGTGTCCTGGTTTTTGTTGTAGTCGGCGATGGTCGTCGCGGCCGTGGTCAAGGTCTGGACGCGCGTCGGCACCGCGATCGGGTCATAGGTGGCCGGCAAGCCGGTCTTCGCCGCGAGATCCGGACGCCGTTTCTGCAGGAAGTCCAGCCGGTCGCCGTAGTTCTCAGGGGTGATGCCCTGCGCCCACTGGGCGAGCGTCTTGGCGTCGGCTTCGTTGTGATCGTCTTCGAGCTTATAGGTCTCGGCCTGCGACTTCTTCGCGGTGTTCATCGCCGCATCGAACTTCTGCAGATAGCGCGGCGCGACCTGGGCGAGCGACTTCCGCACGCCCTCAAAGTCCGGCGTCCCGTCCGGCCCGAGATTGCTTTTCACGGCCCAGTCGTAGAGTTGATTCTCGTACTCGGCGTCCTGCTTCGCCTTCGCCTGCTCGCGCAGTTGCTCGACGTGGGCGCGGCGTTCCGCCACGACGTCGGGCGCGTCATAGGGCGTGCGCGCCTGCGGCTGCAGGCCATAGAGGAGGACGCTGGGGTCAATCGGCATGGCTAGCCCGTGAACGGGTGACTCTTGAGCCAGTCGCTGAGCGACTGATACCACTGGTTCTGCTGCGCGCTGCCGACTTGCGTGCCCAGCGCGCGGGCGTTGCCCTGGCCCGTCGAAATGCTGGCGATGTCGCCGCCGTAGGTGCTGCCGAGCGAGCCGAGATTGCCCGCGTAGTTGCCGAGCGCACTGTTACTCGCGCCCGCCGCGTTCAGCCCGAGCCCGGTCGTCGCGTACAGCTTCTGGAACGGGTCGTTCTGGTTGTTGCGGAAGATGTCGTAGTTCTGGCCGAACGCGCCCAGTGCGGTGTTGTTGTTGAAAGTAGCTGATTGCAGTGCGCGGTTGTAGGCCCCCGAATAATCCTGGAGCGCCGCTCCAGTGGTGTAGCTCGCCAGATCCTTTAAGGTGCCGCCCGTCAGCAAGTTTCCCTTCGCAGCGGCACTCCGCTGAATCGCATCCTGTCCCTGCTCGACCGCAAACTTGAACCCTGGATCGTCAGTCCCGATCGGTGCCTGAAAATTAGTTACGGGAGGAACGTAAGTCCCCGTAAACGGTGCGGTGAAGGCCCCAAATCCGCCCGCCGTTCCACTGTCGCCGCTTCCACCCGCGTCCGGCGTCTGAATCTTGGTCAACCAATACGACATGTCCTCAGACTGTGGTTTGGACCCGATCGCATTGGCCCAATACGAGACGGCACCGGGGTCATTGGCGATGTCGTTCCGCCCGATGCCCTTCGCGGTCCGGATCACCCATTGTTCGGTCGTCTCATTGGGCAGCCGGTGCGCGTAATCGGTGCCCGTCGCGGTGGTCGTCGGCGTGGTCGTGGGCGTCGGCGTCGTGACGGCCGGGGTCGCGCCGGGAAACGGCGTGCCCGACAGCGCCGGCACATTCGGATTCATGGCACTGGTCGGAATCGCGCCAGACGGCGCGTAAATGTCCTTCAAGTGGCGAGCCACCTCGTCCGGCGTCGGGTTGACGACCTTCCCCGGCGTGAATGTTGCCGGCAGGCCGCTCGGGGAGGACGTGGGCCGAAACGTGCCAGGGGCGACGAGGCGGGTGTCGGCCGGATCAAAGAACGCCATTTACGCCACCACCTGCGCGCCTTGCGCCTGGTAAAACGCCACGCGGTCGCGCGCCACGTCGGCGACTTCGCCGTCGGGCGACCGCATGGTCACATAGCTACTCTGCGACTGCGTGCGCGGGTCGAGACTCGAGAGATTCGCCGCGGCTGGCGGCGCCACCGCCGTCGCAGTCGTCGGAAACGGCGTGCCGCCGGTCTGGCCGGGTGCGGCGGGTTGGAACGGCGACTCGCCTTGTTGAAACGATGACTTCAGCACGCTGCCAGCCGGGGGCGGCGGCCCGCCCGCGATGATCTGGTTGTAGGTGCCGAAGGGATCGACGGGCGGTGCATAGACGCCAGAGGGCGCGGCTTGCACGCCGGGGATGCCGAGCCCGTAACCCAATAAGGACGCCGCGCCAGAGCCAAGCGATGTGTAGGGCGCGAGATTCGCCTGCTGGCGCTGGACGACTTGACTCAGGACCGGCGTCACGCCGCCGTAGACTTTCTTCAAGTCGGCTTTGGCTTGCTGGCCGCCTTGGACGAGTTGCTGCGTGGCGGTATTCGTCGCGTTTTGACTCTGCCGGGTCGCCAGATAGTCGAGCGGCAGACCGAGCAGCGGCAGAATCTTACCCAACAAACTCGAGCCGGGCTTGGGCGGCGCGGGTGGCGGCTGATCCAGACTGCCGGGCGCATACTGCTGGTCTTGACGCTGCTGCTGCGACGGGTCGATGTAGGTCTGGCTGGGACTCGTGGGCACCGTCGGCGGCACGACCGGCGGCGGCGTGTAGCCGAACGGACTCGTTCTCGGCAGGGGTTGATTGACGCTGCCACCAAATGGGCCGCCCGGCGGATTCCTGGCCGGGTCGGGGTCGTGCGGCTCCGACCGCAGCGGCTGATCCTGCGGCGAATTGCGGAGCGGCGGCGGCTGACCCGAGCGCGACAACTGCGACAGCGCCGCCGCGCCCCCGCCGCCCACGGCGGCCGGCGTGGTCACGCTCGTGAGCAGCGCATTGTCCCCGACGGTCTTGGTCACCCCCGCGGCGTTCGTAATGGTGTTCCCGGTTTGCGTAAACGACCCGGCCGGCCAGACTTCGGTGCTGCCGTCGGCCCCTTGCACTGCCGCCGCCCCGCTGGCCGCATCGAGAAACGCTAACCCGATGGCGCTGCCGAAGTTGATGGCGAGCTGCTTCCAGGGAATCGTGCGCCACCCGCGCGGTCCCGGCTTCTCGGTCGTCGCCTGACTCGGGTCGCCCGACGGCTGCTGGTTGTAGGCCTGCTGCGCGAGTTCGGGTTCGGCGGCCTGCCACGCGCCGAAGTCGGGATAGCCGTGCGACTGGGCGATGTCGTCGAGCGATGGCCCCGACGTTTCCGGGCCAGCCGCACGATACGGCGGCGGGGTCGTGGAACGCGGAATGGCAGCCATGAAAGTGCTCCTACTATACGCGCATGGCGCAGATGTTCGTCAGTGGCGTTAGACCAAGACCCACACGACCTGCGTCGTCGCGTGCGCCACGGCGGCCGCCGGGTGGAAGACGGCCACGGCGCCCGCCGTCAGCGGATGGCCGCTCGGCGTCCACGTCCACGACGGATTGACCGCGGCGGCCGTGCCTTGGATGAGATAGGCGGCCGAGTTCTGAAAGTTCGACCCGCCGCCATAGGGGAGCGTCACGCCCCCGGTAAAGCCCGACGGGTAGGTGTCGGTCGTCGGTTGATCGCCGGCGAGCCCGGTCACGATCAGGGCGCCGTTGACGCTGGGCGTGACACTGCCGACCGCAAACGGGCCATCGCCTGAATGGAGCGCCCCGTTCTCCTGCCCGCCATAACTGGCCACGCCCGCAAACGCATACACCACGATCGCGGCATAGATGCCGCTGCCGCTGACGGTGAAGGTATGGCCCGTCCCGACCGTCGGCGTCACCGTGTAGAACAGTTGGCTACACGGACTGGATGTCGCATGAATCGTGAGCCCGGTGTAGCTATTGCTCTTCGCGTCACTGACGGCGATGGCACTGCTGTCATAGGACGCCACATGGAGGACGATTCCCGTGGCGCCGGTGGTGTCGATGGCGCTGGTCGTGCCGCCACTCGAGCCCAGCACGGTCGCCACGGTGCTGATGAGGGTGATCGCCATCAGGGCACGGAAATCGTGAGCGAGAGCGTGCAGCGAGTGATCGTCGCGGCCGAGTCCACATTGATCGCGAGAATGTCGCCGGCCGTGAGGGCCGTCGTCCAGCCGGTGAGCGTCGTGTTCTGACTCTTGAGCGCCGTCGTGATCGTCGGCTTGGCACTCGCGGTGATCGTATCGGCCACGGTGGGCGGATAGTTCGCGTACACGTCCTTCCACACGTCGATCACGATCGACCCCGAGACGTCGGCCAGGAGCGTCGCGGCGGTGATGGTGCAGGCGACCGGGACGTCGCAATAGGCCTTGACGCCGGTCGTGATGGCACTGCCGCCGCCATCGATCACGAGTTGGAGGGTGCCCGTGCGGACGGCCGCGGCAATCGTGATCGCGCCGGCGGCATTGGTGACGGTGATGCCCGTCCCGGCCGTGAGCGTGCCCAGCGCGACCGACCCATCCGACGTTTTGCCGATCGGCAGTTGCCCATCGGTCGCCGCGACGACTTTCAGATCGGCACTCGCGTTGCCGACGACGAGCTGGCCGAGCGCGAGCGCCCCGGCGGTGTGCGTCACGGTGCCGGCGCCGCCACTCCCCCCATCGGCAAAGGTCTGCCAGGTCGTCCCGTCCGAGCGGTCGGTCGTGGCCGTGTCGGTCGCGTAATAGAGCGTGCCGGGCGCGACGGCGGTCGCGAGCGGGCGGCTCGCGGCGGTCCCGCGCAGGATGACATCTTGGAGGCGGCTCGCCATTAGACCCCCGTGCTCGCCACGCGCAGAAAGACCTGCGAGGCCGTGTTGATCGTGGTGCCGTTACTCACCCAGGCCATGGGCAGGGCGGCGTAGAGGCCTTGGTCGGTGGGCGGCCCGGTCGTCACCATCCGCAGATACCGCGAGTGGTCGTCTTTGTCCTGGAGCACGATCGTCGAGCCGGTCGGGATAATCATGATCCCCCAATACAAGTCCTGGTCATCGGCCGAGACGAAGCGCAGCCAGAGGGTTGTCGCCGTCGTCCAGGGAAACGCGGCGTTCAGCCGGCATTGCCCCGCCGCCGGGGGCGCGGCGAGCGTGCTGTTGTAGGTGTAATTGAACACGCCGGTGCGGCCCGTATAGGAGGCCCAGGTCTGGCCGTCGGATCGTTGCAGCACGCCCGTATCGGTCGAAAAGTAGAGCGTGCCGATGAGCACGTCAGGCGCCGCCGGCTTGGCCGTGCTGAGGCCGGCGCGGTGGATGCCCTCGGTCTTGCGGAACGTCTGCGGCGGGACCAGCACGCTCATACCGGCACCTGCACGATGATGCACTCGCCCGCCGCGAAAATGAGATCGGCCGCGACGAGGTCGCCGTCACTGAGCGGTGCGTCGTAGTGGGTGCTGGTCGGCCCCGTGCCGCCGGCCGACAGGTCGATCGTCTTCGTCAGCGGGTCACTCGTGAAGGCCACCGACGCATCGACACTCGTGAGCGTGAGCGTATCGGTCGGCACGGTCGCGGCCACGAGCGGCCCGCCCCCGGCGACGATCCCAAACCCGGCCGGCGGCGGCACGGGCGTCGGCTGGATGGCGATGGCGTGCGAGAGGTCGGCCTGGCCGGTCGTCTGCTGCTCGAAGAACATCGCCCACGGCCGGGTGACGCGGTCGCCGGTCGCCGCATCCACGACGGGATGTTGCAAGGGGGGATGCACCGTGCCGCCGCCGGGCGACAAGGTCGCGCCCGACCGCAGCTCGGCCATCGTGGCGAAGACGACGACCGACGGGACGCCCGCGTCTTTCACCATCGCAATCGCGACGTCGTTCCCGACCCGTTGCGCGCGAATGAAGAAGCAGTTGCCGGCTTCAATCAGCCGCAGGTTGGTCCCGTCCCACGACGCGCAGCCGGGCGTCGTGTTGCACTGGCCGATGTAGAACCCGTCCCCGAGCAGCGTCCATTGCGCCAGGCCGAAGTCGGACCCGTAGGTCGCATCGGCCGAGACAATCGCGCCCGTGTCGACGTCCACGTAGCGGTAGCCTTGCGTGCCGACGCCGACTTCGCACGCCGAGATGTGCAACGTGCCTGAGTGGTCGTAGATGACCGGCGACACGCCGCAGGGCACGGTCGCGCGGGGTACCCAGCCGGTGCCGTCAATGTATTCAATCGTCTGCGGCGTGTTACTCGACTGCCCCGCGAACTTGAACGCGCCGTCGCGCGTGACGCGCAGATACAGGGGCCGCGCATCGCCGGGAATCGTGAGCGTGCCGGTGTCGGTCTCGATCGTCCCGACGTCGAAGGCATCCACCACGAGACAGGCGTAGCGCCCATCCGGTCGCGCGTCGACGTAGGTGCCCGAAGGGATACGAATGACGTCCATCAGGCGACCGCCGTTTGGTAGACTGAGCGGCGTCCGAAACAGGGTTCCACCTGTCGCGGACGCCTCATCACGTCACCGCGGAAAAGGACGCGGCACCCATGACTGAAGTGAGTGTAGCCGGTCACTGTAAACACGGCCACAGCCGCCGCCATCACCGAACACGGGAATACCGCAGTTGGTATGCCATGCGGCAACGCGTCGGCAATCCCAAGCACACGGCTTACGCGAATTATGGGGCGAGAGGCATCCAGATTTGTGCGCGGTGGAAATCCTTCGCGGCCTTTCTTCAAGACCTCGGACCACGACCACCCGGCACGTCGCTCGATCGCATTGACAATGACCTCGGCTATTTCAAGGAAAATTGCCGGTGGGCGACCCGTAAGGAACAACAGAACAACCAGCGCGCGTGCGTGTATCTGACGCATGAAGGCCACACGCAAACGCTCGCACAGTGGGCCAGAGAAGTCGGACTGCCGCGTCAGACCATAGACGATCGATTGAAGCGTGGCTATTCGATGGAGGATGCGCTTCGGCCTCCGGTTGTCGCGACCGTGACGTTCGGCAACGAAACACATCCGATCCGCGCGTGGGCGGTCAAGACCGGCATCAAGTGGCATACGCTGAGATCGCGATTGCGGCGCGGCTGGTCGCTGGAGCGTGCGCTGCATCGCTAACTACTTCCCTGCACGGGGTCCGGGGACAGGAGGGCGTCGATGAACACCACTTTCGCATCCGCGCTGCACACGACGCGAAACACCCGATTTCTCGCTTGACCCAAGCGCAGCCAGCGATAGCGGTAGCGGTGTTCGCCGATCCGCGCCCCTTCGTTGCGGTGTTCGTGGCCCCAGGAGTGGCCGCCATCATCGGACCATTGCAGCACGATGGGCATGGCCACGTCCGTATCCCTCGGGCCACCGGCTTCCGTGAGCAACTCGAACCCTGGAAACTTCAGACGTTTGCCTTCGGCCCCGTCCCATAACACGGGCGCCTGACGGAGCCGGCGAATGGGATCGATCGTGCCGGGGGGCGGCGGCGGAATCGGCGGCGGGGGGGCGAGCGACAGCCCCCAATGAAACGTGCCCGTGAGCGGGGTGCCGATCGGCGTAATCTGCAGATCGATCAGGTCGTCTTGGTAGGGCACCGAGACCCCCGTGAGGCCGCCCGTCGTCGCCGTGCCCGTGATCGTCAGCGTGGCGGCGGTATCGATCCCATTCTTGCGGAGCACGATGACGCGACTCGTGCCCACCCCCGGCGGCGTGCCCACATCGACGTAGAGGCCCGTGATGACGAGCGGACGCGGGCCGGTGGGCACTTGCGCGACGGCTTCGGAGACGGCGAGTTGTTCGGAGTGGACCCATTTCCAGTCGACGGCCGTCGCGCTGGTCGTATCGTTACTGCCGCCACAGTTCATAAAGGCGTCGGGGTCGGCCGGCTGGAACGTGAGCGAGAGCGTGACTTGCGCCAGCGCGGCCGGCGCGGTCGTGCCCGTATAGAGTAAGGCAAAGTCGAGATGATCCCCCACGGCGAGCGGCAGCGCGAAGAGGCTGGCGTGCTGGAGCGCCGAGCCGGTCAAGACACACGCGGTATTGACGGTCCCGCCGGCGCCATCCTGCAAGACCTGATTTTTGCTGAGAAACGCCGTGTAACTGTTGGTCCCGGTGGGGCCGGCAAACGTCTGCATCCGCAGGCCGGTCACGACGCCCGCGGTCGTACAGATGGAAAACGAGTTGGACAAGAGCGTGGGGAACGACGCGACTTGTTGGACGCCATTGCCGAGGGCCCCGCCCGTGTTATAGGTGCCGCCGGTCTGGTTCCCGGTGATGGCGGTGAGCGCATAAAACTGCTGCGCGCCCTCGAACTCGACACTGAAGGCGACCGGATAGCCGGCCCCGACGCCAAACGGGTTCACGGTGACGGAAAACGACACGTCATCGCCCACGGCGACCGCGACCGCATGCGTGCGGTCGCTCGCGACCATCGCGGCGGCGTCCAGATGACAGGTGAGCGCCGAGGGCGTGTTGTTCAGGAGCAGCGTGAAGTCGTAATTCGGATGACTCCCTGCCGGCGAATAGACGACCAGATGCCGGAAGGTGCCGGCCACGGGGACGACGACCTGGGCACAATTCTCCCGGCCGCCAATAAACGTGGTCCCCGCGCCTTCGCCGCCGAGCGCCACGCGGTAGTCGCTGCTGGCCCAGCCGATGTTGTAGGACGCCTTCAGGAACGTCTGCTTCATCCGGCGACCCGCCGATCGGCGTAGCACTGATTCGAGAGCTCGTAGACCATCCCCGTGGCGATGTCCCCGATGAGATGCGTCCCGAACCCGAAGGTGTGACACCGCCCGCGAAACGGCGTCCACACCTCGGCATCACTGTCCCAGTGCGCCCATTCGGTCCACCGCTGGCTCGCCGCGTCATAGACCCAGTGTGTGTCGTTGTGCGCGAGATACAAAATATAGAAGCTGTGGCCGTCCAGTTGACACGTCCACGCGACCGCATCAGATACCTGCGGCAAGCCCTGTAGGCGGGTTTCGAGCGCATGGGTCGAGATGCGCTTCGCGCTGTAGCCGTCGGCGAGAAAGACTTGCGCGCCGCCGGCGAGCGTCTGGCCGAGCCAATAGAGCGTGTTGTCCATGATGGCCGCTGACCAGGGCGCCAGAATCCCCACCTGCATGTCGGCGCCGAGCACCGGCTGGAGCGGGAAGGTCGCGCCCGAGTCGTACCAGGGATTCACGCGGCTCACGGTAAAGGGCCAGAGCTGGTTGTGACTGACGATGACGGACAAGACCCAGCCGGGCTGTTGACTGAGTTCGGCGACGTCGAGCGCGTCCCAGGTCAGGCCGTCTTCGAGATGCGAGAGATTAAATTGATTACTCGCCGTTTTGAGCGCGCCGAAGTAGCCGTCGAGAAAAAAGCCCATCAGCACGGGGCGCGGGAAGCCCTCAGCGGTGATTTCCGTGAGCGTGTTGGCGACGAGGTCAAAGATGTAGCCGTGGCCGCCGGACGTAATGAAGAGTTGATGCCCGCCCGAGCCGTCGCTGCCGCCGTTACTGCAGATCGTCGCCGGGTTGCCATCGGCGACGACCGTGCCGCGGAGCACGCCCGTCTGCCCGGCGAGCAGTTCGACAAAGCGCGTCCCGCCGACGCCGAACACCCGATCGTCCTGCGTGTAGAGCTGACGCACGGGGCCTTGGCCCAAATCGAGCCAGGGTGCAATGCCAGGGCGTGAGTACAGAGAGGCCGGGACTTTGGGGTTGGCGGCGCTGGCTTCCCAGACGAGATTGACCGTGCGTTCGACGTCGATGTCGACCGAGCGCGCGACGTTACTCTGATCGACGAAGCCGGGGAGCTTCGACATCAGCTATCCGTGAGTATGTTATAGGGCTTGCGACTGCCGAAGGTGAGCGCGGGATCGAGCGCCAGATCCATCGACTTCGTGTTCGCGGTCTTCACCCAACTGAGCGCACTGCGCGCCAGGTCGTCGAGCTGCGGCGTCCACGGCTGACTGAACGGCGCCGCGAGCCGCTTCGCCAGGTTGTAGTGGATCGCTTCGCGGTAGCCGGGCGCGAGCGCCACCGGCGTCGTGAGCGTGGCAAACCCCGCCGTGGGCTTCAGGCTATACATGACGAGGCTATTGGCGCCGGTCGTCGGCACCGGATAGAGAAAGAGCGTGGCCCACGGATACGTCTCGTTGAAGTAGGCCGCGGTCGGGTAGATGGCGCTGAAGGTCTTCATGCTGATCGACCGATAGGCCTGGTCGGTCAGGTTGTCGAGCCACAGTTCCTGGGGCGCGCTGCCGGTCACGAGCAGCAGCTTGAAGCCGTTGACGTAGGTCGGGCGCACGGTATCGAAGATGGCGCCGGGGCCGATGAGATACGGGCTATTCGGCCCGCCCCGCCCGGCGATGAGCGGAAAGACTTCGCGCGTTTCGTTGAGAATCGTGCCGGGTTGGAGTTCCCACGTATCGATCAGGTCGTTCAGCCGCTGCAGCGCGTCCTGCGCGTCGTCGGCCGACAAGGCTTCGCCGACGGCCTTGACGCCGAGGTCATCGAGCGCCTGGTCGATCAGGATGCGCGCGGTCGTGGTGGCCGGAATCGCCACGGCTAGGCCTCATGCGGCGACTTGCGCGGCCGGCCGCGCTTCTTCGGCGCTTCGGGGATGTCCGTGATGTGCTCGAGCGTCGTCGATTCGTAGGCGAGGACTTCGGCCTGCGCTTTTTCACTCAGATGTTGGTCATCCGACGCACTGACGGCCGCATCGACGGCAATCTGGTCTTCGGCGGCTTCCAGTCGCGCCATCGCTTCCTGCGGCGAGTCGGCCCAGCCGAGCGAGAGCGCGAGCGTGTGCTCGGGCGAGGCCTGCTCGACGATCTTGCTCGTCTGCGTGAGATAGTCGACGTCGAGCACGACGAGTTTGCCGTCCGGCCGTTTCACGCCTTTGTAGAGCGTCGTGCGATAGCTCATTACAACTGCCACAAGCCGAGGATGAGCGTCGCCGTCGTCGTCGCGGCGTTCACGCGCTGGCAGATGAACGGGAGGAGCGTGCCGGCGACGACCGTGAAGTTGACCGTGCTGCCGTCCGGTTGCACGGCGACGACAATGCCGGCCCCGCCCACCCAGAGGGCGTCCGGATAGCGGTTGTTTTTCTGCGGGCTGTTCAGCGTGTCACTCGGCGTGACCGGGACCGCATAGTTGTAGTTGTTGATGACTTGTTGGGCCATGAGCGGTCCTCATGCGTGACGACAAATGCCTGCGGGGCCGTCGTGCTCATGGGGACGACGGTCCACACGAGACGACGGTCCCCGCCAGACATTTAGCTGAACGTGATGTTGATCGCCGCGGCGGGCAGCCACCGGCCGCCCTGCGCGATGATGGTCATCCCGTCCCCCACTGCCCCGCCGAAGGTGCCGATCTGCACGGTGCCCTTGAAGCCGAGCGCGGGGGTGGTGACGGTATGCGCGAAGGCGGTCGCCGCCGCGATCGTCAGGCGCCGCCCGTCGATATCGGTGCCGGGAATCGCGAGCGTCATGGCAATGGCCGCCGCCCCGTTCAGGAAGATATTGCTATCCTGCGCCGGAATGGCAATGGCCCCCGCCACGCCGTAGTAGACGACGCCGGGGGTCGTGAGCGGAATCGGCGTCGGCGAGCCAATCGGCGACGTGATCGTGAAGTCGACGGCGTTGCCGACTTGCACGGCCGAGAGCGCCTTGTGTGGAAGCGCCGCCGAGCCTTTGTCGCCGCGCAGGCCGAGGGTGATGGTGACGCCATCGGCGGCAATCGCCGAGACGGACGACCATTCGGTCTCCATCTTGACGACCATGCCGACGGCGGCGCCCGTGCCACTCGTGAGTTTGATCGTGCGATCGGACGCGAGCGCGGCGGATGCGAGTGTAGTCGAGAGAGTAACTGCCATTTTTGCTCCTAAAATGCTAATATTTCAGGGTGTCCACCGCCATCGACATGACTGGCCAATGCTACGGAAAACTGACCGTGCTGCGCCGCGCCGCGACCCCCGTCGGCCTCACGAAAAACACCCACTGGCTCTGCCGGTGTGCATGCGGCACTGAAAAAGCCATCGCGCGTAGTTCGCTGGTCAAGCACCTCTCGACGTCCTGTGGCTGTCATCGACGCGAATGGTCGCGGCAGAAATTCACCACACACGGGATGGACGCCACACCCACCTACCGGACGTGGACCCACATGAACGATCGGTGTCGCAATCCGAAAGCCCACAACTACCGCTTCTACGGCGGCCGTGGGATTCAGGTATGCGACGAGTGGCGTGCATCGTTCGCGCAATTTCTCAAAGACATGGGTCCACGGCCGTCGTTGAAACACTCGATCGACCGACGCGACAACGATGGACCCTACTGCGCGGCCAACTGCGTGTGGAGTACGCACACCGACCAGATGAACAATCGCAGCACGAACGTCACGTTGACGCTGAATGGCGTGTCGCACTCGTATGCCGAGTGGAGCGCCATTACGGGCATTCCCGCCGAAGTCCTGTGTCTGCGAATCAGTCGTCATTGGTCTGTTGAGAAAGCTTTGACTCAGCCACGTCGACATTGGCCGAAGCCCAAGCGCTCAGGACGCCCCGCCTTCCACCGCGACTAACCATTCGGGGCGGTAGACGGCCCAACCCCAAAACGCATCGATCCTCGACACTTTCTGGTCACTCTGCGCGTTCCACTGCCGCGCGTACCGCATCGCAAAGCCGGTTTTCGCATCCGAGATGCTGCTGGCGTCCGCGCCCGGCAGATCGCCGTCCGGGTCGACCATCGCGAGCACAATCGCTTCGGGCGCATAGACCAGCCCTTCGCGCGTGGGGGTCGCCGTCCAGGTGCCCGACGAGGTCGTAATCGTCGAGCCCAGCGGGATGATCGCCGCGTTGTTCGCCGGCAGCGCGTCGACGTTGGCTTGCGTGTTCGGGAGCGGCCCCGCGCCGACCCCAATCAGCGGCGGGAAGAACGTGATGGTCGCCGCGACGCCGACCGAGGTCACATCGTTCACCACCGTCAACTGCATGAGCTGGCCCGTCGAGGTGTAGTTCTGCGGATTGATCTCGTTGACATTGGCGATCGTGAACTTGTCGCCGGCCTTGTAGGTCGTCGCACCCGACGCATTGCCGGCCGTGACGATGCTCGTCATGCCGTCGGCAAAGGTCGTCTGGTTGACCACGGGCGTAAACGTCGTCGACGAGCCCGTCGTCCGCTGCCGCGTGTTCTGGTCGTAGTACCAGTCGGTAATGCCGAGCCCCATCTCGCCGGAGGAGAACTGCCCTTTGCGGAAGTTCTTGGAGATGCTGTCCTGCGGATTGAACAAGGTCGGGTTGCTGCCGACCATCGTCGCCGACATGTTCGGCGAGAGCATCGCGACGAGGCTGTCATCGGGGCCGCCGACGTTGCGAATCTTCGTGACCGCATCGAGATAGGTCTGCAAGGTCGTCGGGGTCGTCCCCGGCGTGCCGACCGCATGAAACGCCTTCGGCATCACGTTCACGAAGCCGTCGAAGTCGATGCTGTTGGCAATCTGCAGCCCGGCCGGCTTCAGATACCGCGCCTGGACTTCCTCGACGCTAAACGTCTGGTCGAAGGTCGACCACGAAATGCCGATATTGCCTTGCTGCGTGATGACGACCGGGACGAGGACGTCACTAATCGCCTGCTGCTGGAACGCCTGGCCGTACGTCGTGGCGAAGCGTTGCGGCAGGCGCAGGTTGAAGCTGGCGCCCACTTTGGCGCCCCCGGCCTTGAAATCCGCCGAGTATTTGCGCGTGCAATTCGCGCCGAGTTTGAGGCTATTGACCGCCGAGCGGCCGACTTCCTTGACGACCCACTGCGGAGTCCGGAAGGTATTGGCAACGGCCATACGGGCCCATCCTTAGAGCCCGTCGCGTTTCCGTTGCCGGTCCACCGCGTTCTGTTGCCGTACCCAGTCGGCAAAGTCGGTTTGGTCCGGGTCGGGCGACCCAGCGGGCGTCATCGGCGAATGGCCCACCGGCTTAATGGGTGCCTTCGCGCGGCTGATTGGACGACCCGGCGCCACTGAGCCGTTCGAGGCAGCGGCGACCTGGAGACTGAGCTTGCCGATTTCCTTCACGGCCGCAACGGGCGTGAGCGCCGCGATGCGGCGCGCCTCGTCGGCGTGACTGGCGAGATAGTACACGATGTCGGGCCCGGCGTCATCTTCGGCGATGGATTGCAAGACCGGCGGCTCGAACTTCACGTCGTCAATGGCGGCGACTTTCTCCTGATAGTCGGGGTGCGCCTCGGCAAACGCGGTAATGCGCGCTTCGACTTCGGCGCGGGCCTCGGCGTGCGCGGCCAGTTGCTGCTGATAGCCGTCCTGCCGCCGCGCATCGCGCACGGCCCACTTGGCGGCTTCAAGCGCAAGCGTCGCATACGGGTCCGGGTCGCTCAAGTAGCGGTCGAGCGCGGGGATCGGGTCATTGGGGTCGGCCCACGGGGACGCCTGAACGGCCGGCGGCTGGGAAGGCGCCGGGCCGGCAGGCGTAGGCGCCGCAGGCGTTTGTTGCTGTTGCCGCAACTGTTCGAGCGCGGCTTCGGTCTCGCGCAGTTTCGCCGTGAGCGTGCGATTGCGCGCCCATTCGCCGGTGTTGCTGACTTTCTTGAAGGTGCCGTCTTTGGCGCGCGGCTGCTCGGGGGCCTCGGGCGGGGTGCCAGGCACGGCCGGCGACTCCCCAGACTCCGGCCGATCCGCCGGGGCCTCGCCGAGCGTCGGCGCCTCGGACGGCACCGTCTCGGGTGCGGGCGCGTCGATCGGGTCGGCGCGCTCTTTCGCGTTTTCGGTCTGCACGTAGTCGCTGAAGGACTCCGTGGTCTCGGCCGTCGGCGTGTCAGGTGTCTCAGTCGGGCTCATGCGTTCGTCTCATCCACGCGCGTGTCCAGACGATAGATGTAGCGGCCCTGCTGGACGTCATAGACGCGCGAGCGCACAAACTCCAGATGTCTGTGGCGCACGACGTGCGACTCGACGTCGGTTCGCACGATCACGGGCGGTGCCGTGGTGACGCGCCCGCGCACTTCGTGACGAAGTCGGCGGATCGCCTCGCGCGCCTGACCCGGCAGATAGCACACGCTCAGATTCATGCCGTCGCCTCGTCAGTCGCCGGGGCCGGTTCGGGCGTGAGCGCCGCCTGCTGCTCCGCATTGGCCTGCGCGTGCCCCTGCGCCTGCTCGGCTTGCTGCATCGTCTGATCGTGGGTCAGGCCTGCCATGTTGACGTCATGCGTCCGGTCCATCGCCCCTTGATGCTCGTCATGCAAGAGCTGCGTCGCGTGCGTGAGCTTCTCCATGTGCAGATCGAGCGCCTTGCCCCAGCGGTTCTCGAGCGCATCAATATAGGTGCGCGCGTTTTCCGCATCGATCTTCGCGCCGGCGACCGCAATCTGCGCCGACGCATTGATCATGGCGATCTTCTCGCGTGACGCATTGTCGACTTGCGTTTCCTGCAGCTTGGCCTGCGCTTCGACCTGTTTGGTCTGAATCGCCATCTTGAGCTGCTGGTTTTCTTGCTGCAGCCCTTGGACGGCGGCTTGAATCTGCGGCGGCAAGTCGGTCTGCGCGCCGGGCGGCTTGATGCGGTCGGCAATCGCCTGCGCTTCGGGGAAGTCCATCGACTTCACCCACAAATCGGCAAACTGGGGAACCAACGGCGGCACCGCTTGCGCGAGCGCGGACAAGCCGTCCATCGCCGCTTGCCTTCGCGTGGCATACGACTTCCCGACGTCGACGATGACCGAATACTGGCCCTTGGACAGATCGAAGTGCTGAATCTGGGGCGAAACGGGCATCCCGGAGCCTGTTTGGGGCATATTTGGCCCCATGGGGCCTCCGGTTCCAACGGGTGATGGTTGGGGTGCCCCCATCGGGCCCGCACTCGGACTCATCGGACTCGGCTGACCGGGCATCACCGGCTGCGGTTGCCCGCCCTGCGAGACAAACGGCTGATTGAGCATCACGCGCTGTTGCTGGTCGTCATCGCCCGTCAGAATCTGCACAACCCGGCCCGGCCGGTCATACACCTTGCCGAGCAAGTCATTCAAAATCACGCCGCCGTGGCGAATCGCGCGCTGCAGGTGGTCGGGAAAGTTTGACGTGCCTTGCTCGCTCGCCTGCTGCAACTGCGCGATGGCCCGGCCGCTGCGATCGTTCGCATTGACGTGCCCCAAGGCCGCATCGGGGACGCCGGTCGTCGACCGGACGAAGTTCACGTACATGCCGATGGCTTCGGTCGACGGCGGATAGGTCGGAATGTTGCGCTCGGGCTTCGGCAGCACCGAATTGACGCCATCGGTAATCGCGTTCACTTCCAGATACGGCTGGTTGCGCGTGTTGGCCGCCTGCCACTGCGCTTCAAAGCCTTCAAACTGGCCCTTGTAGCCGATCCAGGGGGCCTTCGTCGCTAACCCCATGTTCTCGGCGTCACTCGAGACGAGATAGTTGATCATCCGGCACGGATCGCGGTTCCCGCGCACGATCCCTTCCCACTGCCGCGCGCCGCTCAGGTTCTTTTCGATGCCGATGACCGGCACAATCGGGATAAATTGCCCGTCCCACTCCTGCGGGCCGTCCAAAATCTCCATCCCGTTCACTTTCGCCCACATGATCGTGCGCGTGGCGATTTCGCGGGTCTGCGACGGGTCACGCGGATTGACTTCGGTGCGCGTCGCATACGTCGCATACCAGTATTCGGCCACCCGATACGCCGTGCCGGCCTTCTCGTCCTTCAGAATCCAGTCGGGCCGCTGGTCGCCCATCGCGATCAGTTCTTCGTCATCGGCCGAGGCGAGCTTGCTCTGCCCGAACTGCCGCACATAGACGGCTTTCGGCAAGTCTTGGGTCACAAACGCCCACTCGGCCGCGCCGGGGTCGTTCAAGTCCTGCGTGAACGGATCGAGATACACGCTCGCGCCGTTGAGAATCGGGCAAATCCGCAGATCCTGGTCCCACGCCGCCGGGTTCTCGCTCGCATCGTCCGGGTCATCGATCGCATAGACCTTGTCGATGCGGAAAAACCCGCGCCCGCACACGACCGCGCGGTTGTAGGCCCAGAGATACGCCGTCTGCGCGTGACTGTCGTATTCAATCGACCGAATCAGGCCTTGCCGCACATCCGCATCGTCCTGACTCGCGTCACTTTTCGGCGAAATCTTGATGCCGAACTTCGCCGTGCGCGCCTGATTGACAATCTGCGCCGTCGGCTGGTCGAGCGTGCGAATGGTAATCATCGGCCGGGCGGGCGTCGGCTGGCCCGTCGCGCTCGTCCCCCCGCGCTGGCGCTTCACGTCCTCCGGCCACTGGTCGCCGGCATCGAAGCGCAAGTCTTCGTCTTCGCGCGTGCGCTGCGGGCGTTCGACGTCGGCGACAAAATGGAAGCGTTCCAGCGCCTCGGTGTGCAGCGCCTCGTTGGGGGTTGCCTTGGACTCGCGGCGCAGGGCGACGACGGGCGTCATGATGGGCCCTGGCCCGCGCGGCGAATCATCTGCTGCGCCCCGGCCTCTGGCGTTCCGGCGATGTGGGCCAACTCATGCACCAACACGCGCAGCGGGTTCGGCGCATCCGGCGCAATGAAAATGACGTGCTGCCATTGATCCGTCGTGCCCCGCAGCGTCGTCCCCGTCGTTTGCGTCAGCGGCTTCCCCTCCTCGGCCATCATCCGCATGCTGCCGGTGGTCGCCGGCCGACTGATCACTTTGACCTTATCCATATACATCGGCGCGATCCGCGCCACGGCGTCATAGATCCAGCGCGCTTGGGCGGGCGTGCCCACAATCAGCGGATCTTTCTGAAAGATCGCCGGATGGGCGACCTCCGGCATCGCGCCGGCGGGGGTGTCGTGCGTCTGCTGATACAACTGCCGGAAGTGATCGCGCAAATAGTTCTCATCGAGATCGCCCGGCTGATCTTCCGGCACCGCGTCCGCCGGCACCTGCCCGCCCATCACGTCGCTCAGCGCCAGCCGACGCGGGGGCGGCGGCATCTAGTGCGTCCACGCTTTCGTCGCCGCCCGCTCGGCCTGCCGCACGCGCATCGCCCGCATCCCCGGAATGAATGTCTCGAGCACGCACCCGACGGCGCCGAGCACGAGAAAATGCCGGTGCGCGTCGTCCTTCACCGCCCACAAGACTTCGGCCAGTGCGACCATCGCGTCATGCACCGCGCGATCTTCGGGGGGTTCGTGCTCCCAGGCCATCAGACCAACTCCAACTGCGCGGCGAGTGGCAGCGGCTCGAACGGCAGTGGCTCCTGGCTCAACCGCTCGGCCGCGAGTTCGCAGTAGCGTTCTTCGATCTCGATCCCGATGGCTTCTCGGCCCAGCCGTTTGGCCGCAACGAGTGTGGTCCCGCTGCCCATGAACGGATCGAAAATGACCCCATCGCCGACGAACGACAGGCACCAGATCATCAAGTCGAGCGGTTTTTCTGCCGGATGTTGTCGCTGACTGCTAATCGAGTGCGCAATATTGCGAAAAGCAAAGACCCCTTGACGGCCCTTGATCCAGGCGAGTTCACAATCAGACAGCGCGCAGCCGAAGGCCGCATCTGAGCGTTTAATCCATACCAGCGCCCCACCTGGCGGGAGCGTCGTGCAGTAGTGATTGAATCCCCATAAGATCATGTCGCGATACCGCGACCACCGCACGGGATCGAACGGCTCATCATCCCCACGCACGCGCGGCAGGTGACGACCGCCACCCTTCGTAAAACGATTGCCGTCGGTGTTGTAATTCATGCCGTATGGCGGGTCCGTCACCAGCACATCCGCCGAGCGTGCGGGCATCACCTCGCGACAATCCCCGTGATAAATCGTGATCCCCGCGTGCTCGTAATAGGGTCTCATCGAGTGCTACACTCGTCCGCATGGCGACTCACACCAATCACGGCACCACGCACGCTGTTGTCACCCCGACCCCGACCGAGGTGCTCGGCACCGACGCCACCTTGCGCGACCTGTTCGCCGCGCAAGCCGTCTCCGGCCTCTGCACGCCGCAGGCCAGCATCAGTCTCGGCACCCCCGAGGCGATCGCCACGATGGCCTACCGGGTCGCCGATGCCCTCATCTCGGCGCGCGACCCGGCCATCCAGCCGCTCGCGCCGCAGTAACGCCTCAGCGCCCACGACGCTTCGCTTTCATCGGCAACCCCTTCGTCGGGGTCCGCGCAAAATGCCGCAACGACGACAGCGGCAGCTTCGCCAGCCCCGCATTGCGCGCATACAGCTGGTCGGGGGCGTGTTCGGCAATCCGGGCCGCGATGGCTTGATTCCGGCTCACGGCAGGCATGGGGTCACTCCCACCCGGGCACCGTCACCCCGACGCGACTCAGCACAATCATGTCCAGGTGTCGGCGTCCGTCAAACCACGGATACCAGGCCCACGCCACCGGCCCCAGTTTGAGATGCGTGCGACTCACGCTGACGGTCCACCAGCGATACACGCCCTGAAACTCGGCCGGCAACGGCACGTACCACCACGACACGGCGGGCATGGCTGATGATAGTCCACCTGTCAACCATCGGCGCAGTTATTCGCCAGTGGTGTTACTGTTCCACTCATCCCAATCGTGGAACATCGGTGTTCGTGTTGTCGTCGCGTCCCGCCCCGGTCAGGGCAACGCTACTGCCGCGCGTGTCACGCCGCCTACATGCGCGCCCATCGCCCGACCTACGCCGAGATGACCGTCGAGCAGCGCCACCACGTGCGCGTCCGGCACCGGACCCTGATGCAGCAGCGTCGACACCATGACCCGCCCGCCCCCTGCGTCCGCTGCGGACACCGTCAGGCCGAGAATCACCATCCCGATTACGACCAGCCGGACCATGTTGAACGGCTATGTCGTACCTGTCACCGGGCCGCCCACGCCGGCACCGTCGGCTGCCGCCTTCGGCGCAGCGTCGAGCAGGGCGAGCACCTGCCGCCGTAGTTCATATCGCGCATCGAATATTGAGACGCCAGGGATCGGCTGATCCGCCCACGCCCGAATCGCCGCCAGGGTCGCCTCGGCGTGTTCGGCACGTTCACGCCACAGCCCAAGCGCCAGCAGCCACTCGCCGCGCCGATCCCGCTCGGCCTCGGCCTGGTCGCGCGCCGCCTTGACCGTCATCAGGTCGGCCAGCAGGCGTCGGAAATCGTCTGCCTCCTGCGTGGTCATCGCCTCACCGCAGCCGCGGCACCGTCGGCCCCACAATCCCAAACGCCTGCAACAGCCACAACACCAGCACCAACACCACCACCACCCGGATCACCACTTTGATGGGGGGGGCCAGCGGCACATACGTCTCCACCAAATAGAGACACACCCCGCAGACCACCAGCACAATCACCAGATCAATCAACGTCATCACGCCCCCCTGATAGGTCACCGCCGCCGCGACCCCGGCCACCACGCCGACCAGCCCGTACCGCATCGCGTCTCCGATCCGTCTGCCGCGCCATCACGCGAAACCCCCGCACGCGCAGCGTCTCGGCCGTCCACACCCCACACCGCCGCGCGTCAGCCGCGGTCACGTCGCCATACAGCGTCCGCATCACCACGCGCCATGTGCCCGTCACGGACCACGACGACGGCACCGCACTCGCGTCCTCCCGGCTTAGACCAGCCACGCATGCTCCCCCTGCGGCACATCGACCGCCGGCCGCACCTTCGGCGCCACATACGGCCGACTGCCAAAGTTCAGCTCGAGATACTCGGCGCAGTTCATCCCGTGTTCAAACCAGCCGTCTTTCCGCGGTTTCCGCACCTGCTTACTGCCGACGCTGACCATGTGCTCATCCCACACGTACCCGGCCTCGAAGCCGTCCGCCAGAAACGCCCACGGCACCGTCGCCTCCGCACTCACCCGCAACCAATGGCCAGGGTTCACCTGGAACGCTTCCCCGCCAGAGGCCACCCGCCGCCGCATATACCCCCCGTGCCGCTCCACCATCGCCAGCCGCACGTCCGGCGCGTTGCTGTTCATCAGCCACCGCACACTGAAGCCCGCCTTCTGCAGCAAGCTCACCCCGTTATCGCGCACGCCCTGGCTGTTGTCATGCGACCCCGCCGGGTCACAACACGACCGGATCTCCACCGGATCGGGGAACCACTCCCGCCGATACCGCTGCACAATGGGGAGAAAGTCCTCGAGATACAAGTTTTGCCCGATGAGGCCCCCGAGATACTGCACCGTCCCGAGTGGCGTCGTCTGCCGCCACACGATGCACGGGTGGTGCTTGCCGAAGTCGATCCCTTCATCCAAGGCCACGGCCGGGTTGTAGAGACACGGCCGCTCATGCAGCGCCCTGACGAAGAGCCCTTTGTAGACGGGTTCGCCGATGACGTTCAGTCCCCGCAGCCCGAGCACGGCCGAGCGGTGCTTCGGATGGACGGGCGGATAGGCGTCTTCTAACCCCTTGATGGCGTCCGGATGCAGGTTCGCGGCATTGGCATAGATGGGAATCGAGTAATACTGCCGGCCCGCGCGGTGGTTGTCGACGGGGAACTCCTCGACCAGCCAATGATTCTCGTCGGGGGGGTTGGGCGTCAGCAGCATTTGATGCGGGAACCCCGCCTGGCTCAACCGGCCGATCAGCTCCTGGAAGATGTCTTTCGGCAGCTCTTCCGTCTGGTCGTTGTAGACCCCGGCGAGCGTCAACCCGCGCAGTTTCCCGTAGCGCGCGACCTGGTCTTGGGCCTTGATGCCGAAGATGTGCACCTTGCTGCCGTTCGGGAGCACGTCGCACAGTTCGGCCGAGTCCCACCGCGCGGTCACGCCGGCGGCGCGCAGCACGTCCCGCCATTTGGGTTTCAGCTTGGTTTGCGTGTCGCCGTCCCCGTACCGGCAGATCAGCCAGCAGATGCCGGGGTGCGCGACGCAACTGTTGTAGACCTTCCACAGGGCGGCCGTGGTCTTCCCACTTCTAAATGCGCCTTCTGCATTACAGAGCCGGGTCTCGTCCAGCATGAACTTGGCAATATCGCCACGCCAGACCATGCGGCAGGTGTCGGGGTCAGTCATCGCCCTCACGCACCAGCCGATCCACCACGCGAGGCCCCAAGCGGCTCAACAAGCGTTCCATATCGTGAGCAGAGAGACAATTGTCCGGCAAGGTGACGATGAGGAACCCGACGGTATCCTCAAGCGCGCGCAGCTCCTGCTCGAGCTTGGCCACCCTCTCCGCATCATTGAGTACGCGCGACTCATCCATCAGTCAACCTGATGACACGTTCCCAACAGGGAACTTTTTCGCCATTGGCGGTGTCCCTCTCTGGTGTAGTGTGAGGTCTCCTCCGGCGAGCGTAGGCTCGAGCATATCAGCCGGGTCAGCGAGCCCACATGCTGCACGTGGCGATCCTAGCTCTCGTGGAACTCGTGGATCACTTGCTTGGGCATTTGGGGTTCCTGGCCGCCTTCTTTGATCTGGAGCGGGAGGACGCGGCCGATGAGGGCGAGGAAGGCGTTGGGGTTCTTCTCACCCTGGCGCACGAGATATTCAGTCCCGCCGAGCTCGGCGAGCGCCTGCAGGATGTGCTCCTTGAGCGCGCGGGGCAGCTTGTTTTTGCTGCCCTTTTTGCGGCCCTTGCCGGCGTTGACGGGATGCCGATTCATTAGCAGAACTTCAGCAATGTGCTACACGGGTGGCGCTAGTCTACGCCATTGGCGGACCGGAGTGTTAGCGGCGACGGCGCAGGAGCCAGGCGAAGCAGGGGCGGCAGTAGCCGAAGACGTGCTCGAAGGCGAGCGTCGAGACGGTGAGCGAGCGGTGGCAGCGGTCGCAAATGACAGTCATCACTCAGCCTGCAGGCGAGCGCGGAGGCGCTGCGCGAGGGCGAGGTAGTGCGCCAGTTCGGTGGTGGCGAAGCGGTGGTCGTGGCCGCCGGGAATGGTGCGAGCTTGCGCGGCGTGTTCCTCGGCGATGCGGATGGCGACGGTGGCGAGGGCGTCGTGGATGGCGTGAAGTTGTGTGGACGTCATAGGAGAATCATAGCCTGAGCGCGTAGGCCTGTCAAGAGGGAAAGACGCGACCGGGCGCATTTATTTTAGGGGCGTGATGACGGCTGCGGCCGGCGGATGAGCGGCCGATGGCCTGGCCGGTCGGCGCAGGCTTCGCAGCAGGCGACAAACTCATGCGAGCGCGAGCGCTTGGTCAGGTGGACGACGACGGTGGTGAGCGGCACCGAGTCGCCGCAGACGTCACAGTTGAGATACAGCTTCGACAAGCAGCGGTCACAGACGGGGTCGTCCTGGGCCTGCTCGCAGGCGTAGCGGGTGGCGGGGCGGCGGCAGTGCAGGCAGGATTCCATTACTGCACCCTGCCCAGCGCCGGCGCGAGCGTGATGACATCGTGGATGCTGCCAAAGAAGGCCGTTTTTCTGACCATCCAGCCCGACGAGTAACGACCCGAGGCTTTGAGGTAGTAGCCGCGGCCCATCGAGTATTTTTCGCGGTGCTCGACGCTGGTCTTGCTAATCTCCCATGCGAAGGTCGCAATCGTCCCGTCCACACTGATCTCGTAGGGCGCGGGCGAGGTCGCGACAAAGGCATCGGCCTCGGCGCGCGTCCTGAACGCTTTCCCTCCACGCTCGACCAGCTCGGTATGCCACGGCGAGGTCGCGCCCGTCCAGTGCATGCAGCCATTACCGCGCACGTCGTTCGTAAACACCACGCTCACGGTATAGACGTCCAGGCCGGGGCCCAGGTGGGCGGTCTCGGAAAAGAACGCGGCGGCCTTCCGCAGTTCGCTAAACAGATCCTTTGTGTGACGGGACCAGCCCAAGAACACACGCGCGGCGGTCCGCGTGGCGAAGTAGTCGGTTTGCGTGTCGGTCTCGTCTTCGTCGCGTTCGGCGAAGATGGCGGCCTGGGCCCAGTCGGGCTTTGAGGCGAGCCAGTCGGGCTGAGTCAGGGTCGCGGTCTGTTGAGTCTGTGTCGCAGTCATCACGTCACCTCCACAGAGAGATTAACCGCAGCGCTCTGGTTTGTCAACAGCCAAATGCACGGATGGCGGATTTATTTTCAATGGCGCGAGATGTCGCAGGGTGACGTCACCGCAGGGCGTGCGGTGGAGGGCGTCAGGATGACGCAGGACGGGCGATCGGGGGCGTCAGCGCGTCAGGGCCGCCGCAACAGGAGCTGCACGACCACGCCCAGAATCACCGTCAGAAACGCCCAGGTGATCCCAAACATCCATTTGAGGCTGCTGACCGTTTCCTTGACCGTCGCGAGGTCTTCGCGCACCGC